TCTTTCAATAGCTTTAGAATTAGTTTTTATCTTAACAGATAAAGCCATTATCTAACTAATCTTCTATATCCGTGTAAAGATTCTCTTTCGTTAGCTACAATAGTTCCTGATGAATCTACATCATATTCAACACCATCTTCTAAGATCATTCTCCATTCAGAATTATATTGACTCATATAATATTCTGCCATTCTTTCGAATCTATCTTTTTCTGTTTCAGGTCTGAATTTAGTTAGTGATGGTAAATAGAATCTTCCTAAGAATAGATATACTCCAGCACGTTCAAATTGGTCTAAATTAACTTTTGTATTAACCATCTCAGCAGTATTAAGAACTGTTATATCTGTAAAGATGTTTGTTTTATATACAGGAAACCACTCTATTCTTAATTGTCTAAGAATATCATTAGTAGTTTGTGCAAGGAAATTGACAACTTCTGTTGAGTTATTTGCTAAACCAAAATCAAAAGCATCAGGTTGATACTTTGTTACATCACTTGCAGTTATTACATCAGCACCTGTATAATTAGCCATCTTAACTTCCTAATATAATTATAATTATTATTGCTAAAGGTATTGAGTACATTGGGTTATTCTTAGCTTTTATCCAAGCCCATTTAACAGCTTTCTTACTCTTTAACCAAATTAATTGATTCATTTTTTTTCCTTGTTTTTCTTTTTGCTTTCAAAGGTACAACATTTTCATCTTGTACTTTAACCTCTTTTATCTCTTTTACAGTATCTTTAACTTCTTTGAAACCTCTAAAATCGTACATAGCTTTGTTGGTTTCGTAATCTAATTGATTTCTTTTGATTGTTTTATCACCTCTTTTAAGTGTGACTTGTTTCTCTTTTGATAATACTAATTTTACCATAATTCCTTTTAGTTAGATACTAGGGCTATTTCTAGCCCTAGTAAAGTTTGTTTATTATGCTTGGATTGAAGAATCGTAATGTAACTCAACACCATATGAATCGTGGATTTCTCCGACACCATATACTGAAGTTGCTACAATTTCGTCTGCTCTAAGAGAAGCATCTCTTTGAGTTTCGATTTTCACATCTTGCATCATAGCGATTGCTAATGCGTCTTTATGGAACGCACCACCTTTATAATCACCAGCAGTACCTGTATTAGCCATATTTGAAGTTTCAAATATATTTAATCCAGCTAACTTACCAACAAAACCTGATCTTAGGGCTTCGTTAGAAGTATCTGTATCTAAACCAGCAAAAGTATTAGTTAAGCCTTTTTTTAGATCAAAAGCGATTTTAGGGTGTATTACAACTGCACACTCAGAAGCCGATAAAGCATTTTCTCTTAAAGTTGAAAGAGCATTAAATATATCTGCTGGTGCGATAGCTGTTGAACCATCTCCTAATGCAACACTAAAACCATTAAACAAGTTTGTTAAGTCTGCGTCTTGTTTTCTAGCTAGTGCTTCACCAAATAACTTACCAATATCACTCGCAACATTTCTTGGTGCTGAGTTTCTTGCTAAGTCTGTAAGTGTTGTCATAACACCGACTTCAGATGCAGTTATTGAAACTGAACTTGGGTCGATTGCTGTGTTTGATAAATCAGTTGCATCTGCTACTGCTGAAGCACTTACTTGTGCATAAACAGGAACTTCAACTACTTTACCACCACCTGAGATCGCATAGTTTTTAACTAGGTTTCTCATAATGGATTTTTCAGAAGCTACAAATTGTGCTTCTGCTACGATCTCGGTGTATAATTCAGCGAGGGTCGTGCTTGTTGTTTCGTTTGCCATTGTTATTATCCTTTATTATTTATTGTTTAAGTTAAGCTTAATAGCACCTGAATCTCTTTGCTTACGATATTCAGCATAAGCTTTTTTGTCTTCGGGTTTATTAAGGTCTAGTTCCTGTAAGTTAAAAGGTTTAACAGTATTACCACCGATACTTGCTTTACTTCCTGAACCTTGATTTGTACTTAAACGGAAGTGTGGGTTCGTATCTAAAAACTCATTAACTCTATCTTCTATTGTTAAAAGTTCTCCTTTAGGGTTATATCGTACATTAGAATTATTATCAAGTACCTCTATTCTTCCATCATCATTTAATTTAACTTCTCTTTCTAATAATGAAACAACTTGTTGAGGGTTGATTGCTCTATTCTTTGATGCAACAGATAAGATAGAATTGTCAATCTTTTCTTTTTTAAGATTTAGTTTATACTTACTAATTTCTTGATCTTTCTCTTGGATTCTGTCTTGCATTATCTTTTCCAAGTCTTGCTTAGTCTTAGCTTCTTCTAATTCTCTTTTTTTAATTAAATCAGCTTTTTCTTTGTTTTCTTCTTCTATCTTTTTCTCGTATTTTCTTCGTTCTGCCATAATACGAGTCTGAACAATGTTATCTAATTGTTCTTGTGTAAATGATTTAGTTTCTTGTTTTGTTTCTTGTTTTACTTCTTCTTTAGCTTCAACAGGTGCTGAAGTTTCTTGTGTTTTATCTTCTGACATATTTACTCCTATATTATTAGTTGTCCGTTACTATCATACCAATCAGGATTGACGTAACTCCATTGATGACGACAATTATAACCACCACGAACAACAAGAGGATTTCCAGCTTTTTTTCCTGACCAGCTTCTTGATGACCATAGGTTCTTGACTTCATCAATCGTAAAAAGACCATTGGGTCGTTTATTATATACTCCATTTATAAGACTTCTGCAAATCTGTCTTGTTGTGGGTATTACATCTCCATAGTATTTAACAAAAGTTAAACCAGCATCATTTGACTTATTGAAGTTTAATGTTGCATCAAAATCTCTTAATGAGTCGTTTAATATCTGNCCAGCATATCTTTTCATATTCTCACCAGCACGATCTCTTGCAAATTTAGTNTGTAATGTTTGAACTGCCTTATCAACTTGCGATTGCATAGACTTATTAAACTTATTATCGTCTATAAACTCTACTAGCTTATTAGCTTCTAAATCATCTGAACTAGCATAGATTCCATTTATAGTTTGTCTTAATTCTTTATCTAAATCTGAGAGTGGAGAACCAACTAAAGTATTCTGATAAACCTTTTCTGATAATCTTCTAGTAAATGTATTTGATACATCTTTAAACTGAGTAAAGTATTGTTGTTTAAGATTCTGTACTAAAGCTAAATCACCTTTTGTAAGTTCTTGAAACGCAACAGGTATATTACCGATTCTCTTAAAAGCTTTCTCAATTCTTTTAGCTTGTTTATTAAAACCCTCTCTAACAACTTTATCTGCAAATGGTAAATATTCTTTTTCTATAATAGCTTTTATTTTAGGTCTAATTGCAATAGCCGATTGTAGTTCTATTAACTTACCATCTTGTGTAGGTAAATCTCTACCAGCTAAAGCAGTTACTTCTTTTTCTATTCTGCCTAATGCTTTTGTAAGTTCTTTGTAATAATTAGCTTCTGCAAGTTCTATTTGCTTGATACGATATTCTGTTGCTTCTTTTACTATATCTGCCATTCATCTAAATTTCTTCTTGTTCTACTTCTTGATCTTCTTGTGCTGGTTCGTCTTGTGTGAACTCACCAACTTCTGACTTAATATCTATCTCATCAAAAATAATATTTAATTTCTCATCATCATCTACTACTGCTCTAGCTATTTCTTTGTCTATCTCTTTGTTTAATGTAGGAGATTGAACATTGATTGCTTTGGCTTGTTGGTAGAATAATAAATCAGTTGCGTAATCTCTAATGTTAAATGAATCAGGGTAATTAATCTCTCCGTCAAATGGTGTATCTTGGAACATAGCATATAATCTAAATAGTTGTTCTTCTGCTATTTCTAAATTATCAGCTTTCTCAGATAGTCTAGCATTTAACAATTCAAATTCTGTTTGTAGTGCTACACCACTAGAGATACCTGATTTAGTAGTTCTTACTGCACCGATATGTGCAATTCTATTTATTGAACTAACTTTGTTTTCGATTGAGTCCATTATTGAAGTTAAGCTAGACCCTGATGGTTGTAGTAAATAAGGTTTTAAGTTTGGTTCTAATTCATCAGGCATTTCTATAACTGCACCAGCACCAGCAGAAGCATTAACACTTGGAGTCTTAACTAATGATGGGTGGTTTGTTAATCTAATTAATTGTTCCATTTCTGAATACTCATTGTAAATAGACTTTTGTAAGTCAGCTATATCTGTAAGGTCAGATTGACCAATTCCCCTTTTGTGCGATTTGGAATTGTATAAAATAACTGCTGGTATTTTGCCAATCTGATTATCGACAGTATCTATTACTCGTGGTTCTTCTCTATCAGGCATATACAAAGTATCAATTCTATCAGGATACCAAACTCTCATATATGTTCCGTTTTCACGATCTACTTCTTCTCTTATTTTTAAGTAGTTTAGTTCATACTTACCATTAGGTTGTCTTTCAAAATTCCAATCTAAAACATTCTCAGGTGTTACGATTGAAACATAAGGTCTTATATCTTGTTGTAATTCTTCTGCTCTAGTATTTGTTTGAATATTAGGTTTATCTATAATCATAAAACAATGACCATAGATTGACGCATAATTTTGTGCTGATTTAACTACATTACTTAAACTGTTACCCTCTAAGTCTGCGTCTTTTAAAAAATATTCTAAGCTTTGTTCATCTGTTAAAGAACCAAAATTTCTTGATGGTTTTACTCTAAATAAAAATGATGAATAAATTTGAATCACATTCTTACAATGATTATCGCAAGGTGTGTTAGCTAGTCTTTGATTGAACTCGTTATCTAATTCTAAATTGTATCTACTAAGATATTGACCAACCATATAATCGTAACCACCATTATAAGACCTAATGTAATACTCCCAATTCTTTACTGTTTCTTGATAGTCTTTGTGAACTGCGATTGCTTGATCTCTTGTGTAACTCATTATTTAATTGCCCATCTTGTAGGTTTTGAAAACTGAACATTACTTGTAAGGGGTTTTATAAAATCAATTAAATAACCTAGTGCATCATTCATATGGTCAAAACCTTGTTCCTTATCAGGAATATTTGTGTTTTCCTTGTATATCTGTCTTTGTAATCCTTTTATCATTGTTTTGCAAGATTTTGAAACGAAAATATGTCTTGTACCTTTAGAATCTTTTAACTTAGCATTAACAGCATTGACTCTATCTCGTATTGATGGGTGTTTATGTTTTACCTTAACTTTAAAACCAGCATTTTGTAATATGGATAAATCAGTTCTACCACCAGCAGATGTCTTTCTTTGTCTTGAAGCTGGGTCAGGATATATAAAGATTTGTGCTTTAGAACCATACCTATCTCTTATCTCTTGGCACATTTCATCAGTATTACTTGAATAAATAATGATTTCATCTACTGCATATATCTTATCTTTTTCTATTTGCGTTACACAAGCTGACATTGGGTCTACGTTAAAGTCCATTCCAATATGTAAAGGTTTTTCCCAATCTATTTTACG